TTTAATTTGGCCTGCATCTCTTTACGTTCACTATACCAACGCTTTAGCAAGCCGGGGATGATACCTTCTTTTTCATATGTAAAGATAGTACCATTGGCACTGAGCATCCAAGGTTGATTACTTTCGTAAATCAATCTGTATACTTCTGCGGCCGATACCACATCGCTATCGCCATTCTCCCAGTCAATGGTTATATCAGTGCCAATCTCTTGTGCCATTACTGCTTCGTATTCTAAACTGCCAAACACACCTTCCCACGCGGCCGCAAACGATTTGCCTTTGGCCATTTGTGCTTCAATGTGTTCTTCGGTCATTGTTTGACGTAACTGACCAATAATAGTTTCTGGACCCATGTTAAGTGCTCTAATAGCACTTGGGTAAAGACTGTTGATGTCTAATGATCCGATCCAGTCATGTATGCCTTCTTTAGGATGTGCCACATACGCACCTGCAGCACCTGCGTTGTCTTCACGCTCGCTCATCTTAGTACGATTAGGCACTTGAAATCCTCTGCGATGGCTTTCGTTAATAATAGCTTGCTCAGTTACAGCCACAGCACCCATTGTGGTCTGTAGCAACACTGTGTTTTCATGTGCCAGTGTGTTGGCAAGATCCATGAATTTTAATTTCTTATCCAAGTCGTCAAGCAGTTTACAGTCGTTGATGTTGTATTCAACGAATGTTTTAAAATCATTGTTGTACAACTGATCCAGGGTGCCTTCGTATTGTGTTTTACGTTGACCCAGTTCATATTCTGCAATGGCATCTAGCCTGTATGTATGACGTTCTTCATATGTGTACTTGCGATATAATTCAAGATAATCCAAGTGTACACGACCAATATAATCATATGTTACACTATCACGACCAAACTTTTCATATTCTCTGCGTTTAGGAAATTGATCAAACAAACAAAAACGTCTTGTATCTTCTTTGCTCAATACTTTGGTAACACGATTAGTTGTGTAAGGTACGTCAAATCCTTCACTGTTCCATCCACTAATAACGTCTGCGTCTTGAATGAGATCCAAGAACATGTCTAACAAGCCTGCTTCATTATCAAACAAGTATGTGTTAGGAAAGTCCTTGACCATTTCCTTGGCTGCTTCCATAGTAATGGTCTTTGGAGGCACAGCCATACAAACCATTGTTTCCATCCATTGTAGGTAAACAGCAATAGCAGTGATTGGCATAAATGCATCGTCTGGACTAGCATAGCCACGCTCTGGATCGAAGTCTACCTCAATATCGAAAAACGCTACATTTAACTTTGGAGCATCTTGATTTAAGTAATGTTCACTTAGTGTTACAAAGATTGGATTAATATCTGACTCAAATACTTCTTTGCCACTGTTAATGGCTTGTTCTTTTCTGAGTTCTTTTGTGTTCTTACAGACAATGCGTGTTAATGCATCTCCGTAAATTGATTGGAATTTGCCGCGTGGGTCTTTAACATAGAACGTGTGTTTGACAGGAATGTCACGGAACTCACGCTCGCCTTTTTTGTTGCGTTCAACCACTTTAACGATGTCGTTCTCGCGGTCAAACCATGCGTCTACATAGCTCATAATTCTTCTCCATGCAATTTGAGGCTTGCACATACCTTCATGCGGTTTATTGGCCCGCCGACCTTTCGTGTGTACTACTTATTAGATACGCTTGGTGATATCCAAAATTGCTTCAATTTCTTCCCAATCTTCATTGTGAGCTGACCAGTCGCCTTTGTGTGCAATTTTGATTGCACGATTAATAATACTAGGTTTTACCTGTAATTCTTCTGCCACTGCCTTGACTGTTTCTTTCAAGCCTACTGATAAGTCTTCAATTTCACGTAGCACTGTACTACCTTCCGAAATTAAACGCTCTAGTTTTGCCTTTTCTTCTGCACCGTATGATCGACCTGACATTGATATCTCCTTAACTATATGCCTATTATATACTACTTATCTTGTAAACGCAACCTTTAGAGGTGGAAATGGCAGAAATTAATCTGCCATTTATTTGATTAACCGCGGGCTATTCTTAACCAGCGAGCCAATTCGTCATCACTTTCTGTAACTTGACCCTTGTTGTTAATAGTTGTTCCTGCTGGAACTTTTGGAAGTGTTATAGTTTGAGTTGGCGATGATGTAGTGCCTGCTGGACTTGCAGCCTGTCCTGAAGTTGCAGGTTTGGCACTTGCTACCGACTGAGTAACTTTTTGTATGGCAGCATTAGCTGGAGCAATGTGGCCTAGCAATCCTTCGTCTTCTGTTGCACCCACACCTTGTATGATTTTTGTCATTTGAGCAATAAGTTGTTTTTGCTCTGGAGTCAATTCGCTAGGAGTTGTTGGCATTGAACCTTGTCCGCTTCCACCGCCTGCTGGTGTATCAGTACCAGTTGTTGTGCTACCGCCACTTCCGCCGCCTTCTTCTCCACCAGCTGGTGCTTCGTCACCGCTTAAAGCGGCCATGGTTCCTGCACCTATTGCAGCAGCGCCACCTAAACCTAGTGCCAATGCCTTTTTAGGATTAGCTTTAGCCCATCCTGATAATCTACCTGATTGTTTAGCGGCTTGGGCTTCTGCTGATGCAGCAGCTTTTTCGGCAGCACTGAGTTCTTTACCAGCTACACCTGCAACATCATCTGCGGCTTTACCAGCAGCACTGAGTTCTTTACCAGCTACACCTGCAACATCATCTGCGGCTTTACCGGCAGCACCTGCAACATCATCACCGGCTTTGACCATTGCGTTCATTGAGCCGCCTAATTCTTTACTTGCAGCTCTGCCTGCATCCACGGCGTTATCTGCAGCGGCCTGTGCTCTAGCGGCCCCAATGCTACCAGTAGCAGATAATGTTCCAGGAGTAATTGCTGCGCCAGTAAGATCTTTAGTCACAGGAGCAGCACCTGGCAAGTCAGCTTTTGCTGCATTAGGGTTGTTAGCTCGTCTTGTGTAAACAGTATTGGTAGTTGTTGCTGGTGGTTTTGTAGCAACTTGCGCTGCTTTCTTTTCACCTGCACCAAATAGTCTACCAGCTGCGCCTTTGGCTGCGTCATAGCCTTTGCCAAGCCATTTTGTTGCACCAGCCAAATCATACTCTGCTAAAAATTGTGCATCCCACTGAATATTTTCAAGCAATTCTTCGTCTGTAATCAATACGCCGTTGTCATCGATAACAGTATTGTCTGGCCTTAACCATACTTTATATACAGTATCTTCTTCTAAACTCCATTGACCGCTTTCAATCATGGCCAATTTTTGTTGAATTGATTTGATATCTTCTGCAACTGTGGTTGCACGACTTTCTGCAATTCCTGCCTTGGCCATTGTGGCTGGATCTGCTTTACCTGTAACAGGTAGTCCTTGACCTTTCTGATAAGCCATGATGGCTTTTGCAGTGTTTGGACCCATCTTGCCGTCGATTTGAGCACCAACTAAACCAATTGCTTGTTGTAATGCCCCAATACGTTTGTCGCCGCCTGCACCAACTAGTGTATTGAGATCGGATTTTTGTTTAACTACGTCAACAGCTTTTTGAGCAGCAATGTTAGCACCCAACACTCCTGCTATTTTAGCTCCAGTGGCCACATTGGCACCCGCACCTAAAGCTCTTGCGCCTTTAGCAGCCATTGCACCTACCGCACCGCCAGGAATTGGAACAGCTAACGAGCCTGCTACATTACCTGCCCCATATAGCCATGGACTACGTGTCTCTGCTTCTTTACTTGCAGCGGCTTGTTTAGCTAATTCGTCTTTGTATGTTCCTGGACCAAATGCACTTTTAACACCGGCAGCAATGTTGTCACCAGTACCTAATGTAACTCCATTCCAAGCGCCTCGTCCAAAATCACCAGCATCTTTGCCAAACTGGTCCATACTGTATTCATCCAGCTGGTCATCCTCAAAATCGTAACCAAAACTTTCAGTTAGTGCTTGGGCAATACTTGAATTGTATTCTACACCTTCTTTCTGGAAAGCATTAACACCTAACCCGCCAACAGAGCCACCAGCTAATCCGCCTAGTGCTTGACCAACGCCTTTGAATCCTGCCTTCTTGGCTAATTGTTGACCAGCTAGTGCGCCTGCTGCTATGCCTGCACCAACGCCAACTTTTTGCCCAACTGTTTTCTCTTTGTCTTTAACCGGAGGTTTAACCACATTAGGAGGAGTAGGCATTGGAGCCTGTCCTTTCAATGTTGCTAACAATTGATCTCTCAGTTTGTCTAACTCTTTCATGTTGGCATCTGTTGGATCTTGGCCTGGGTCCGCTGGTTTGTCTGTTACTGGAGCAGGTGTTGGTGTTGGAGCAGGTGTTGGAGCAACTGGTTTGTCTAGGTCTGCTAGTTGTTGCGGACTAATACCAGCCACTTGTGTTGATCCAAACAATGTTTTCTTTTCAACAGGAATAACTTTCAATCCAGCTGGACCTAACACTTTGTACATTGCAACTGATTGAGTTGATGTTGACGCTGGGTCAGCAAGCCATTTGTATGGATATGGTTTAGCGTCGCCGCCTTCGCCGCCACGCCCACTTGCATCACCGTAGTAGATAATACCAGTTTTAGGATCAATAGCATCGCCCAGTCGACCAATATCACTTAACGGTGTGGCCATCAATTTCTTAACTTGAGCTATAGCTGCTTCTCTAGCATCTTGTGCTTTGTTGGCTTGATAGTCGATACGTCCGGTAGCATCTGCTTCTGCAATAGTATCTAGTTTGGTCATTAGGTCACGTATATTCATTTCATTCTTCCTGATTATTTTATAGAACACTTAGGAACTATCTTGCCGTCCTTAGTTTGCATTCCTGTTTGTACTTGTCCTGTACGGCAAGTACTAGTTTTCTTTTTTGGTTTAATTGCTTTAGGAGTAGCTGGCTTGATAGGAGCCATCACTGTTTCGCCTATGTGCTTGGGTATGTTGTGAACTCTGCGTCCACCGCCCTTGCGTATCTTGGCAAGTTCTTCAATACCGTGTCGTATTTGTTCAATATTCATGGCCAGTTCTGGAAAGTGACTGGCAATATTTTCCCAGACTACTAATTCGTTGCTTTCTGCAGCTTTTGACAATTCTCTAAGTTGGCCACGTGCTCGCATGATACGTGCTTCAATGCTAGAAGGATTAACTCCCTTGTGGCTATGAATAGTACTGGCTACTGGATTTTCTTTATCAAAATCTAACGGTGCTTCGTCAACTACGTAGTTGCCCATGCCAGGTCCGTTACCACCAGTAAACCCTATGCTGTGTCCGGGGATTTCATTTTCTTTAACTTTCTTTTTCTTTTTGGCAATAGCAATAGCAGCCTGCTGTGCTGGATTAGCCGCTTCTTTCATCAGCACACGTTCAGCAACAGTTTGTGCATACTGATTGATCAAACTACGTTTTTGAGTTTTTACTTCCGCTAACTCTTGTTCTACTTCATGGAAGTATTTTCCAATCAACGATGTTTTACGTTCTAAAACGGGAGCAGGAGTTTTTGTTTGATAGTGTTGCATGGCCATTTGTACAGGTAATGAAACCTTGTGCGGATTACTGGCCTCAGTTAACACTTGTATGTTTGCGTTTTTATCTACTATAGATAAAAACTTAGCCATGTCATTGGCGCCTACTACAGGGCTAGTAGAAACACTATCCATCGCCTGTAGTATGCGCTTCATGTCCATTAGATATTAACCTAACAGTTTTTGTGTCAATGCACGGATACTTGCAACATCACCTGATTCAACTAATGACTTCTTTTCATTTTGATTCAAACGACCTGTTAGTTCACGTAAACGACTAACTTCAGAAGACTCTTTGACAGTTTCTTTCTTGGCACGTAAAGCTGCAAAATCTGATTTCTCTAATTTACCATCTTTATCAACATCTAGTTTTTCTTGTTTGCCTGGAAGATTTTTAACTGCTTTCTTTTCTTCAATGTAAGCTGTAGTTTCTTTAATGTTTTTCCACATAGCGGCAGCTTCTTTAACTGTTGAGTCTTTCTTAGCAAACGGATTTACACCTTTCTTTGGACCTGCTTTCTTGTCAGCAACTGCTTTCTTCATTGGCTCTTTCTTGTCGCCGTCTTTGTCCATGTCTAAGAAGTCTGGTTTTTTACCTTTGGCTTCGTCAACTTTATCACGGTTATCAAATTTCTCGCTGTCTTTCATTCCCCAAGTCTTAGCACTTTTTGGACTTTGCTTTTGTGCTGGAGCTTTTTCTTTTTTCTCAGCAGCTGATTGTGCTTTAGCGTGGCTCTTAACACCTTTACCTGATTTAGCGTTTGAAGCAATTTCGTCGCCTTCGTCTTTGTAACTAGTGTTAGTATGTTTCATACCTGTTGATGTTTTAGTGGCTACACCAGTTTTAGTTTTAAATGTATCGCCTTCTTTTGACTTGTCATCAAAGCCTTCGTCAACTTCTTTGTCATCTGGAATACCGTTGTGATTAGCATCGATACGCTTGTGCGCAGCTTTAGTAGCTTTAACCATAGTGTTGTACTTGCGTACTTTTTCTTTAGTTGCTTCTGGAACTTCGCGGCCTGGAACATTTACCATGCCAGTGCCACCGCACTCTACACATTCCTGTTCACCACCGCTTAAAGCACCTTCTTCAATTTTCTTTTCTTTAACTTTTTCTGCGTGGGCTTTCTTAAGTTCTTTGACTTTAGATTTAGCCTCCATCAACCAGCCTTTGATAGCACGTCTCTTGCCTTCGCTCATTGGTTCAGAGTCAAGACGATCACCGTATTCACCAATCTTCTTTTCATAAGCTAGATAGTGATAAACACTGGCAATGTTAGTTGCAGCAATGGTAATCTTGCTTTGTACCCATGCTTCCAATTCTTCATCGTCCGCAATGTGTTCTTGCAAATTACTAGCATAGTTGGCTAATTTAATTAGCTCTTGCTTGGCCATTGCACCTTCTTGGTCGCCCATTCCCATTTCTGGTCCTTCTGCGCCCATTTCTTGATCCATTCCTGAATCCATTTCTTGATCCATTCCTGGATCCATGTTGTCTAATTCTGCTGGCATGAGTATACTCCGTTATCTTTATATATTTATCGTTTGATGCTTCCGCCCGTCAATAGATTTGCATTCATATCTAAGGCGTTTTTTGCTGTACCATCTTTGTTTTTAGGTTGTTTAGGGGGTTTATTTTTATACACTGCACCTACACCCACGTTGGCTGCACTGGTTGCACCTGCTGTTGCTGTTTCTTTAATACCAGCACCGTTTGCTTTCTGTACAGCTTGATAAAATGCTTTTGCTTGTTCTTCGGTAGGATTCTTATACATCTGACTTAATAAATTGTGCGCATCATTTAAATGAGCTACAGCAGGATTTCCGGCACCTGCACTTGCTATACGCTGATTAATTTGATCTTGTATTTTAGCAATCGTTTGTGAATCTTTTCCTATCGTATTTAGAAAACCAGGCAGTTTTGCCATAACAGCATTAGCTATACCTTCATTAGTTGGTTCAGCGCCAGTCAAATGCACTGTCCACTTTTTACCAGAACTTGCTGATTTCTTCTCAGCCCAGTCTTTCATATGACGTAGATATTTCCACTCTTCTGCGCTGTCAGCATAGCCCTTGCCTGGAACAACCTTCCAAGTTTTACCATTGATAGCAATAGCAATGTTATTGGTTTCGTGTGCCAGTTCTTGTCCCAGTCCGCGATGGTCATGTTCACGACCGAACCCTGTTTGACTGGAGTCATAATCTCGTTGATATGCATCTCTACGATTGCGCATTTCTGACACTCCTTCCTTCTTGGCAGTTTTAGCCGCATCTTTCCAGGCCTGTGCTGTGGGTGCTTTGGGGCTACTAGCATCTCTGCTGGTGCCTGCTTTCTTGCGCTTGTTCACATAGTAGTAGAGGCCTTTCTTTTCACCCTCTGCTACATCTTGTTTGACGCTTTGATCTAAATCTGACATTTTCATATTTTTTTCTCTCCAGTCATGTAAGGCAAACTGAACCATAGTTTGAACCACTCCGGAGTTCCTGGTTGTATGTTTTGCTCTCTTTGTATTCGGCCAGTTTCGTTGCCAGTGACACTGATGTTGCTGCCTTGATTGGCACGGTATTCATGCAGTCTGGCTTCACCGCCTAGTCCGCCCATGCCTGACAAAATTTTTAATTCTTGTACAGGATCGTTTGGAGCAAGATAGCAGTCATCTGCACTGTCCTGGTTCAAATCTTGACTTGTGATTCTGTACTGTTTCATTTTAAACTTGATCTCAACATCCAGCTGTGTTTCTTGTGTGCGTCTTGACGATCGGCTAAAAAGTTACTTAATCCATGATCGCCTGCAGATTCAGCCATTTCAAATGTAATACGGAATATGTTTGCCATACGGTCGCTGTCTTCTAATAATTCACTTAACATTACGCCAAATTCTGGTACATTGTTTTCGTCTTCAACTTTAGTAAGCATACTAAACTTTTGTAAACTTGCTGGAGTGTATATTTGTAGTGCGCGAAGTTGTTCAGCAAAGGTGTCAATACTGCCATACACTTCTGTATAAATGCGTTCAAACAAATCGTGTAGTTGCCCAAACAATGGCCCTTCCACATTCCAATGAAAGTTTTGTGCTTTGATAGCAAATGCATACTCACTAGCAAACGCTGTCTTAAGTGCTAAATGATATTTTTCGTCCATATTAAATTCCGTATTTGTTTCGTTTAACTTTTGCTACTGCACTAGTTTTATTGGTATCGGCCATTTCTTCACTGCGTTTACCAGTCCAGTTTTCAATAGTCCCAGCACCTACTTGCAAGGCAGCGGCTTTGACCATGTCGTATTCTTCTTGAGTATAACTTGAAATCAACGGATCTCCCCCGATCCAGTTGTCTGCTGCCATCTTAGTTGGATAGTCGGGCGCACCGGCAAGAGCAATGCCCATCCTGTAATTTTTGTACTGACTACCAGTGGACATATTTAATCCGGGAATAGTAGTGGCATTTCTCATTGCAGATTTCTTTTCGTTATCTATAGGCTTTGTGCCGCCCTTGCCTACTTTGCCAGCGGATCCTTCTTTTACAAATTGATGTGCTCTCATTTCTCTTAATATTTTATTAACTTGTTTAACTGACTTATTTTCTAAAGTTTTACCATAAACTTGTTGCTGTTTGATCCACTGTTGTAGTGTAGTGTATTCACTGGCACTAAACTGTGGTTGTATGCCTTTGCTTTTGGCGTCTTTGATACGTTGCAAATACATTCTTATGTGTGGTGGTGGAAGAGCATCAGCTACGTTATCAGCGGCAGTAGCCGCTCTCATCGATGATAAACTGCTAGCAGGTTTCTTAACAGCTGGCGCAGCCTTTCCTAACAAACCCATTATACCCTCGTCTGCTACTTTTTCTTTCTTTGCTCGTACTTTAGGTTTGCTAAAACTTTGCATACGTTCGTGTGCTTTGTTCATTAATTCGTGAACTTCTGCATCACTAATCTCCGGACTCATTGCATTACGCCATGTTTGAAACTTTTGTTCGTCAGTGGCATCTGGATCAGTTAACACTGCTCTCATTGGAGTAGCACGTGGTCCTTCTTCGTCTTTGCTAGGATCATTTGTTTCTTGACGACTAATAACATTTAAACTGTTAAATGAATACATTGTTTCGCCAGCTTTGTTAGGTACACCGTTGTACTGTTTAACATAGCTCAATGCTTTAACTTGATCAGCACCCACTACCACTGTTACATCGGTGTAACCATGTTTATCCAGTCTAGTCAACACGCGAGTTAAATCAGGCATTTCATCCGTAGCAGTGTGAAAAATATGTCCATGTTTTGGAAATACTTTTTTATAAATCTGCATTTTTTCTTCTGGGGTAATTGGATCGTCTTTACCCACAGTGCGACTAACAACAAAATAAGGATCTGCACCCTGTTCGCCAGCTTGTGTTATAACACTACTGGCAAGATACATATGGCCTTTATGACCCATGCCACGTCCCCAGCCTACTACAGCGGCTTTGCCTTCTCCTGTGCGATTTAAAAATTCACGTAATAACATTAGTCTTTCCTCGGAGCCCAGTTGGCCTGGTCAATAGTCTTAACAAACTGTCCTGGTAAATCGTTTTTAAATTTGCCGCCAGGGTGTGCTTGTACATATCCTTCAGGCTTTGTTTGTCTAATACCACCGTGTGTGCCGCTACTTAACGAAGTAATTACTTTCATTTTTTCGTGTGTTAGTAACTCTACCGCAGTTAAAATAGCGTCCAATCCAGGATGACTTAATACTTTTTGTGCTTGGCTGGCGCTTAATTTTTCACTAGCCCACTTTGTAAACTTTTGTTTAACACCTGCTACACGTAAATTTTGATTAAAGAATGTATATAATACATCACCGGGTTTACTTAAACCAGGTTGTCCTGCAACAAAACTATCAATAGCAGCTTTATTTTGTTTAATAAACGCTTCGGTATGTTTCAAACCTTCGTCATTAACTTTAGGCGCATGTTCAACATAAGTTGTTCCTTGCACAATGACGTCGGGTTTAGATAATTTTCCTGCATCGGGGTAACGAGTTTCGTCAGCACCGATATGTGTGTAGTATCCAGTTGCTGCAATCATAACTTTTGCCTTGGCAATTTTTTTACCTAAGATGCTTCCTGCTGGTATATGGAAACTTGTTATGTTTGGAGTAAAATCGTATTCGTTTGTGCTAGGATTTAAAACAGCTGGTTGTATTGGGCTGAACAATATACCACCTTCGATGTATCCTTTCTTAGGACTAATTTTTTCAAAGTAAGGCCACAACTGTGCTAAACCAACTGCAAAGTCTTGACGTTGTTGTTCTTGTCCAGGCTGTGTATTACCTGTGCCTAATATAAATTGTGACACATCATCTGGATCGTTCATCATTGTACGGACACCAGATTTAGTTTCAGTAGTACCGCGCTTTACATAATCCCAAGCGTTCTTTGGAAACATGTGAAATTTGCCTTGTTCATCTCTGCCCCAATATACTACTGGACTCCCATCCCATTTTAATTCAATACTTCCGCCCTTGTTGGTCATATGACGTAGGCGTTCGATAGCATGTAATCCACCATTACTACCATTTGTAAACACCAAATCTTCAATGTGTTGATACTTACGACCTACAGTAGGCGCAGCGGCTTCTAGTAGTGGTGTAGCTGGTCCACGTAGTGGTGTAGCTGACCAACTAGAACCTGAAGTTGCGGCATCGTGTACTTGTTGTTTTAATGCAGGATCTTTAATTGCTGCCATAATACTTTCTGCGCTACCAAGACTGGCGCCGGTGTGCCCTGGACCTAGTAATAGTTTAGCTATTTCATCCCAGTCATCGGATAACAATTCTGATTTCTTTCTGTTAGCATCTCTTGCATATAAACCTTCATCCGGACTCCACAGCATATTCTTAGCACTGGCTAATGCGCTCATTACAACTTGTTTGTGTACGCCTTTGTATGGACTACCGCGTGGAATAATGTGTTGATGGAACTTAGATACTTTTTCAGCTTTACGAACAACTTTAATATCACACTGATAAAAATGTCCATCATATGGAAATTTAATATGTACAGTTACGCCGGCTTTATAAGTTGCTGGAACTCCGTTGTCTAATAAAAACTGCTCTAGTGCTTGACGAGCTGCTTTGTCGTCTTCTGGTAATTTTTTAGTAGCTGGTATTTTGAAATAATGTTTGACTTGATCCATGTCAACACTAACATCTAAATCGCCTGTTTTGTGTTCTGGTTCTGGATCTTGATTGGCGCCACTGCCTTGCAAGTGTAATGGAAATCCAGCATCTCTCAAGTATGAGTTAACTTCGGCTAATAATGCTTGAACAATGTCTGGTGTAGGATAAAAATCAACAGTTTCAGGCCAGATGTTGCCACCGCCTTCTAATAGAGATTTTTTAGGATTAACAAATAGTTCACGTAGTAACATAGTTAGTCCTTATACTTTCCGTCACTAATGTGTTCTTTAAATTCTTCGTGTAATTTTTCGCAAATCTTTTCGCACAATTTTTTATCAATTTCATCATCTAATTCACGAATAGGGAATTTTTTAATGTATAGTTTGTAACTGCTTTCTACAGCTGGTTTGAATACACCTTTGCTTGTTGGGTTCTTGCCCTTAACTTTGTCTAAACAATTGGCAAGAACAGGGTATAAATGGCGGCGATACACGTTATCGTCGTTATGCATGAAATGCATCAAATCTTCTGCTAGGTCAAAATTGATTTCGCGCTTATCGCCCTTCTTATCAATAAACTCTTCGCTGTCGAAATTTGTACCTTCTAATAGTTCTTTTATGCGCATTTTTAAACCCGTAATGTTATATCAGCAGATAACTCTGCGGCTAGAGTATTTATCGCTTTTACAAACAACGAGCTATGCTTTGATGATGCGCTCAACTTTAGAAATTGACCCGCCCAGGTGCATTTTAGCCATCAGCAGGTTGTTATCACCTGTGATATAGAAGTGCGTACCGCCCCAACTGCGGGTCTTGCCCAAGTCACGGATGCAACTCTTTGTTAACTTACACTTTTTATTAGTACTAGCCCATGCTACAAAAGCAGTATTTTCTTGTATAGTTTTACCTAAGGTAACTCTGTAATCAAAGTTCATCTTAGGCATAATAACAGTATCGTTAGTTAATCCGCTGTTTGCCGGAGGGATACAAATATATTTTACATTGTCCGGGTCTAACTTGGCCAACATATCTATATCTTTTTTACTGTTGGAATAGATGCTGACCCACGGACTTTCGACTCTAAGCTCAATGTCTTTTATGTTACCAAGAGCCGTGTGAAGTTTAAAAGCATAGTCCAAGTCGTCTTGAGTTTTAATAAAGTTACTTCGCCAGTTTGCTTTTTTCGATGTAATGTCGATCTCGGACAGTTTAGTAAGTACACCACTTAAATCATTGCTACGAAAGAAATGAGCACCAGCACATACCAATACTATTTTATACTGGTATGTGTTATGGAACAATCTTCTTGTAGTCTTATACAGCATTTTCTTCAATAATGATGCTTTCAGTATTAACTGCTAACAACGGAACTTTAAGTTCCTTAGGCGTAGCTACTATCATAATCTGATCTTTATCAATTGTAATAGATGCAACACCGCCGTTTTTCAAAGCACCAAACAACATCATTTTAGCAAGGCTACGTTTAATTTCTTTATCAATGACACGTTGCAATGGGCGAGCGCCCATTTTGCTATCAAAGCCTTTTTCAATTAACCAGTTAATTGCTTCTTTGTTAATTTTAACTTTAATATTTTTATCTTTAACTTGTGCTTTAAGTTCGTCAACAAACTTGTTAACAATCTTAATCATTGTTTCTTTAGCCAGCTTATTGAATGTAATAATACCGTCTAAACGATTTCGGAATTCAGGTGTAAAGAACTTTTTAAGGTCTTTGTCGTTGTAATCTTTTTCCTGAGATCCAAAGCCAATTGCGTTCTTTTCTGCTTCATTAGCACCGGCATTGGTAGTAAGAATAAGAATCAAATTACGGCAATCTGCTTGCTTCCCGTTTGATCCAGTAATAAAACCATTATCCATCATCTGCAACAAAACCGTGCTAACGTCTGGATGCGATTTTTCTACTTCGTCAAACAACAATACAGCATTGGGGTTCTCTTGAATTTGTGTAATTAGCAAACCGGCATTTTCTTCAAAGCCAACATAACCTGGAGGACTACCAATGAGCTTACTAATACTATGCTTCTCTTGATATTCACTCATATCAAAACGTAGCAATTTAACACTGAGATGTTTAGCCAATGCCTTGGCTGTTTCAGTTTTACCACAACCAGTTGGGCCCATGAATACAAAACTACCAATTGGTTTGTTTTCACTCTTAAGTCCAGCTTGAGCAACAATAATCTTATCTACAACTTCTGTAAGAGCTAGATCCTGCCCGTAAACTTCTTCTTGTAAATTGTCTTGCAAACTGGCCAAATTATTTGATTCTGTTTCCATAATCTTTTCTTCTGGCATTTGAATCATTTTAGCAAGTTCAAACTGAA